CATGTCAACAAAGCGTGCATTCTGATTAGACAGGTTTGCCCAGAACGGTTTATCCCAGAACTCAAAGCAAAGTTTCAGGCTATACATGTCAGTCCATGCCATGATTTCAGCAATGTCAGACTTCTTGTCCTTGATGCCGATACCACCCTGCACAATCTGAGCATTAACACTGGTAGCAGTGGAAGATGCAGCAATGCTCTGACCAGTCATGACATCAGAGAATCGAGTTGCACGCTGCGCTTCTCTCAACAGGAACTCAATCATGTTGACCACAACGCCATTGACTCCAGTGCCCTGAGAGAATCTGACATTGGCATTCGGATTCTTTGCCATGATCGGCTTTGACGGATCGGAGTTAAGCTGAGACAGATCCATGCGTGCATCTGGGTCAACAAAGATCTTCTGCTGTGCAGAGAATCGTGCAGCCAGCTCAAGCTCGTCTGTCAAACGATTGACAGTTTCCTGCATCGGCTTCAGAATCTTGCCGTCACCGTATCCATAGAACCGACCTTGCTGCGGAATCATGCGAGCAAACGCAAAAGGATATTGGTTATCAACGTACTTGTAATACGGTTTACTTGGATCAGACTCACGTAGGATAAGTCCATTGACATCCATTTCAATTAACTGAAGATTTCCGTATGGATTTGAACGAGTCCAAACATGCAGCAACTTGAAAGTAAAGCGATCTTCAAGGGACATGTCAGGGTTTTCACCATCGTATCTTGTGTAAGCAAGAGTCAAAGCATTGGCTTTGTCATCGCCAAACTCATCTCGTGCCCATGCAATAGACTGGAATCCAATCTCATGGATGATGTAGTCAGCGTACTGGAGATCCTTGTAGTCTTTGATCTTGCCATCAACCATGACATTCAGGACAGGCGGAATCGTAATCTTCGGGAATCCGCTTGGTGCACCACGCTTTTTGCTGTAGCCTTTTTCCCAAGAAAGAATCAGCCAAGCATTGCCAAGAAGATCATACAGTCGAGCAAAGTCTTTTAGGTGACGGTCATAGTTATTTGCTCTACGACAGTATGCTGACGCTTCGTCCAAATCTTTCATGAATTGCTCATGCGCTGGGTTATTTGTAATGTGAGAGAACTCAATCTCTGATTCCATCATCGAAGCGATCTGCCCCTCGACAACAGGAGTCATCAGCGGGATGAAAGAGTTTGGCATGGTTGGATCAATCGGATCAGGGTCACGCTCACAAGCATAGATCTTCTGCAGCTTATCCCATTCCTTTTTGTACTTGTCCACTTCGCCACGCCTGATCAAATACTGTGTAGCATAGTACTGACCACGCTTGATCTGTTCTGGGGTCATCAGCGTATCAAGTGCAGGATAGTTTCCGTCCTTGTACTTGCGCTCTTCCCAAAGCTTTTCGTTCGTGTTACCCCAGTAATTGTTTTCCATCTTATACCTCAACTACATTCTTAGGACGATCATACTTCAGTTTCATTTTTGTTTCATAGGCATCGTATGAGTACAAACCTTTTTCATTTACAAATGGATCATCCACAGCAAAATCAGTTTGCCATTTGGGTTGCTCTTCTTTTTGGAATACTTCGCTCTCAATCTTTTTGATTCTTGCATGTATTGTTTTTAGTTCGACATGCAACTCGACCATTCTTTTTAAAATCAAAGCCAGTCCAACCCCAATTGCAATTGCTGCTAAAACAAGTACAGTTTCAACGATCATATCTGGACACCGCTCTTCCCTTTTGATTGTTTGCATCCATGCCTAAAATATTCACTGCCTTGTTTTTCAATTCGATAGCTTCATCACTATCAATCATATCACTAGCTAGAAGCATATCGACTTCTTCAGGCAGATAGAATCCAGTTCTCTTTTTCTTTTCAGGGATTATTTCGCAGACCTGTTGCTCTCTTGCTTGTAGTGCAATTGCCAGTGCCATGACAAGGTCATCGTGTGCACCGTTCTCAGCAGCCCAGAATATGCCCTTCTGCTTCTTTGACTGCCTAGTAAAGGTCAACATCTCATTCAGTGTGTCGACGCAGTTTAAGAGGGCAATGTGCTCGCTACACCATGCGGTAAGTTCTGACAGCATTTGCTGCCTGTTGGCGCTGGTAGTTCTGAAGCCAAGCTTCTCTTCAAAACCAATATGATAACTGTCTTGCGCAGAGCGCCTGCGATAGATGCTAGGGTATTGCCATTCCTGAAGCTTCTTCAGCGGATAGGAGTCGAAGTTTATTTCAGGACACATCAGCGCATCGTTGTAGTATCTGCCTAGAGCATACAGTTGCTTGATGCAGATGGCAGGATCTCTCTGTGAATGATAAACAGCAACCTGTTCGCCAGTAACATTATCAATCACATGGGCAGCATAGTAGTCAGATCCCTCGCCAGCGGTATCGAATGCCAGCACATATGGGTTTCTTTCTTTGGGCTGCTTGAAGATAGTTGTCTCGCCGTCAGGATTGGCAAACAGTTTCCACTCATCGACAGTCTCGCCAAAGCCAAACTCAACCTTTTGGAATTGCTGCTGCCTTAGTTCCAGCAAACGGTTATGGATCTGATTGGCATTGAAGACAGTCTGACCAGTCGTTCCCCATTCGCCAAGCGCATAGACTTGATAAGAGTACGGATCAGTATAGCGATAACGCTCAAGACGCTGAGCGTATTCAGGATTCAGAAAGCGATTATCTTTGTAAGTCGTGCGCAGAACAAGCGAATCGACATCTTTGATTTCTTTTGTCACCCATTCATACAGCCAATGGGTGCGACTAATTGGGTTGAACGAAATAATTATGCGTGTCTTGAGTGTAAAGTCACGAAGACGGCGATCAAGTTCTCGCACATCAGCAACATCTTCGATTTCGTTGGCTTCTTCAATCCAGATGTCAGTGTAGTTGCCGTTCTTAGCCTTGATTGATTTGACGTTTTCAACATCATCCAGCCCAGTGAAGATAATCATGTTGCGATTGATGCGGTTAATCATGCGAGGCTCAGGGTATTCCTTGATTTCCCACAGATCGATCAGGTTTAAATGCTCAAGTGCCTGCACAATTTCATTAAAACTGGAATCTCGGCAGTCTTTACCCTGTCTTCTGAGGCAGATTATGTTTCTGCCAGCCATTGTTGTCATCTGAACAGCAATTTTGTGCGCTATAAAGTTGGATTTACCTGAACCAGACCCACCGTAATAGACTTCATAGTTGTGAACTGTCTGCAAATACGGCAGATAAACCTCGTTGAAGATCTTTCTATCGATATCAATCTTGTATTCCTGAGACAGCGGAACAAGTTTCTTCGCCATAACTTGAAATTAAGCTATTATGATATTAAAGTCAATTTTTTTAGGGGGAAAATTATGGCATTTTACAGAAGAAGCATCTACCACCGCAACCAATGCGAGTTCCAAGGCACAGTTTGCACCAAGGTAGAGCTGGAACAAGTGAGGAAATCAGACAAAACAATGGCAGACAAGTGTTCTTTCACAGTTATGTGCAACTCAAACCCATGTTCGCCACGAGCAGTGTACTTTATTGACGCTTATGCGTTCGGTGGAATCGCCAGAGACTTGGCAGCAAGGGTGACAAAGGGTGACAAGGTGTTCATTATCTGCGAATACAAGCCACAAACCATTGCAGCAAGCAAGAAAAACGGAACGGAAAAGTCAGTCGTGCCAAAGTTTGAGGTCAAGTTCTTGGTTATTGAGGAACGCAAGGGATCAAAAGAAGTGACAACGTTTGAAGCAGAAGACTTTGAAGAGCATGAAATTATAGACGCAAAAGAAGTTGTTGTGTGACAGAAATCAAATACCCTGCCACTTGCCCAGTTGCTCATCACAAGTAGGGGGTTAACAGGGTACAGACGTCGTTGGGTGCAGCTCCCAGACCCGCCATGCTTGGACGTATACTGAAAACATACACTATTAAATTGTCACCAGTAGCAAGCAGTGTTTTGCTTAGTATAGGTTTTTTGTTGAGAAATTCCAGACATTAGCACCGAAGTTGCTTGCGACTGATATATATATTTTATCAATCCTTATTTTGGGAATCAATAGGCTTTAGGCTTCATTTTCTTAGCCATCTTCTTGACACCAGTAGATCCACCAGCAACACCAAGACCCTTGGCTTTAGTGACAGCCTGATTCATCTTGTCACGTTTCTGTTGCGGAAGATTCCCAGTAGCTTTCTGAACAATCGCTTTCCCAGCACCAGCAACAATGCCAACAGCTTTAGCAGTGCTCTTAACACCAGTGGCAATATCTTTGCCAATACTCATAGTCTTCTTAACACCAGCAGCCTTTTTCATAATAGCCATATAAAACCTCCAGTAATATCCCAATTATATCACGCCAGTAAACCCGATTATCACACTATATTTATTGTTTATACTATCCAAAAAGAAAGTAACCATTGTTCAAAAATGAACAACCAATACCAGATATAAAGTAATATATATATACTCTATTTTATAAATATAAATATATATATATATATTTCTCTTTCTTTTGTTACTTTTCTTTCTCTTATGAGCATGACTTCTCATTTTTGTGAAATGAGTTATAGCAGGACTTTGCGGGTCTTTTTGGAGACAAGACAAGGTTAACCTGTTATTTTCTTCGGTCAGTGCCAATATTCACTAGTTACACTTAAGCAATACGACAAATATTCCTGTTGTCAAGTGACAATTGTGGCTATCTTTGAATGCCTTTTTATATGGCAGATTTGAATTTGGGAAATATATATATCCACGAGAGACACGAAAATCCTCGTACCCGTCCCCCTATCTACTGATCGTCACAACAATTCCACTAGCCCTACAAAAACAGCCTGCCATTGCTATCCAATATGCTATAGATTGACCGATTGACGAAACCTGAAAACGCCTGCGGCTGTAGGCTTTGCAGGCTTTTTTCAAACGTGCTAGATTAATGCCATGCCCCAACTATTTCGAAAGGATGAAACAATATGAACACAACGGCACTCGATCAACTAACAAGTCAATTGACCAGCGTAAAATCGTCATATGATCTAACTACTATCTTTGCTGCAAAGGTTATGAAAGTATCCTGTCAGATGTCACTTGTAGCTACTGGCGAGCCCGACAACTACGACATATGGCTGCACCTTGGCGACACCTATAAAATCATATCTCGCTCGGCAGCAATGAGCGAATACATCAAAACACGCAATTACATTCTAAGAATGAGCGATACCGAGCGATATTGGTTCTATAAAACTGCGAATGATATTAAACGGTACACTGAGCGGTATGGCAAATAGGCCAAAAATGGAAGGATGAAAGAAAATGAAAGCTGAAATAAACCTATATCCAACACCGTATAAATACGTTAAAACTGTCATCCTGATTGCAAATTCGTTCGATTCCGTGTGGATAAACCGACAGACTGATTGCAAGTATAAAGTGCTCAGCAAGTTTGGGACAATCGAAACTGTAAGCAATTTGACCCTTGGGCAAGCTTACAAGCTGTATAAAGCGTTAGCTGAAAATCTGTAACAGGCTACGATGACCAGCTGAAAAACTGATCATCGAATGGCTGATACAGCCGGAAAGTGAGATAAAAAACTATGACACAGGCTGAATTTAAAAGAGTTTACAGACTAGCTGACCTGCTGCTGGAACATGAGATGAGCCTTGGCGAAAGTGGCGAATACGAGCAAGCGCAAGAAGCTTTAATCGGGTTTGGTTTGGGCAGAAAATACGCTACAGCTAGACAATCTGCGATTATCTACAATGCGCAAACGCTATTCCTTAGTGGTGTCAGGGATGCCTTAGCAATGGAATCAACAAGGGCTGACATGTTACGCAATGTAACACTGATTGATTGAAAGGATGACCAGCTATGAAAATGCCGACTGAGCCATTCGAAAACCTGAAAGATTTACTCAAGTGGACCGACCTTGACGATGACCTGATCTACGAATTGTCCAGGCATGGGATAGCAATTCGCCTGGACAAGGCAGAAAACAGGATAAACGTTTTCACTTGGAACAAGAAAATCAGAGGCGCAAGGGTAACGCAATATCAACAATTTGAAAACCTATACCAATATCGGCGCGTAGTCGCAGAATGGGGACGGTAAACGTTATGAAAAAAAGAATAATCCTAGTCAACCGCTACAAAAAGGGCACTAACACCTATCATGACCTGCAATTCTTGAACATGGACGGCACGAGAACAGACGCTGTTATTTGTTCCTACGGGTACTGGCGGCAATACGAAGAGACGGCAAGAAAGCATCT